CAACAGAAGAAACTACAGGAGTACCAGAAGGGTATGAAGATTATTACCAAGAAGATGGAACTGTAGATTACAACTCTGTCAATGAAAACTATGGAGAAATTTTAGGAGAGATATTTAAAGAGAACAGTATTGATCCATATAAGATAGCTGCTGAGTTTGATAAAAACGAAGGAGAGATACCAGAAGAAATGTATCAATCTTTATTAGATGCTGGTCTATCTGCTAATGCTGTTGATTCTTATTTGAAAGGAGTAGCAGTTGAAAGAGGATTTGTTGAAGGAGAAGAAGGTGCAGCAGAAGAATTAGCACAAGAAGAAGTAAAAGGTATTAGAGATTCTATAGGTGGAGATGAAGCTTATGGCAAGATGGTTAGTTGGGCTTTAGATAATTTATCAAAGCCAGAGATAGAAGCTTTCAATGAAGCAACAAACACAATGTCTGGTCCACAACTAGGTATGATGGTACAAGGACTATATACTAGATACCAAAACGCTATGGGAGTTGAACCAAGTCTTTATTCTGGAAGACCTGCTGCTAGTGGACCTACACCTTACAGGTCAACAGCAGAGGTGGTAGCTGCCATGTCTGACCCTCGTTGGGAGAAAGACGTATCTTACACAGAAAATGTAAAGGCACGTTTAGCTGGTTCTAATGTATTCGGCTAATGGCTAAATTATGTGCCAGAGGTAAAGCAGCAGCAAAGCGTAAGTTCAAGGTCTATCCTTCTGCTTACGCTAATGCTTATGCTGTAAAAGTCTGTAAAGGACAAGTAGCTGTTGGTGGCAAGAAACGAGTTGCCAGTGGTTACACAAGAAAATCATTGAGGATTTAACTATGCCATTAAAAGGTAAGCAGTACAAACTAGATGTTGATGGTGATAAGAAAATCACTAGAAAAGATTTTATGATCTTATCCAAAAACTCTAAAAAGAAAAAGAAGAATGGCAAAGCTAACACCTAAACAGATAGTAACTCTCAACAAACATTCAAAACATCATTCCAAAAAACATATGGATATGATGAAAAAACTTATGCGTGAAGGTAAAACATTTAAAGCTGCACATACAGCAACACAAAAAGAAGTAGGCAAATGAGTTTACGCAGATGGTTTAAAGAAGAATGGGTAGACGTTAAGACAGGCAAACCTTGTGGTCGGCAAAAAGGAGAGAAGCGTGGTGGCTACCCTGCTTGCAGGCCTTCAAAGAGAGTTAGTAGTAAGACTCCAAAGACTACAAAAGAAATGAGTAGTAAAGAGAAGAGAAGATTTAAAGCAAGCAAGACCAGTTCAAAGAAGATTGCTTACCAACATAGACGCAATAGTTTAAAAATTAAGTAATAGTGTTATATTTGAAATAGCTTACATTTTTTATGTCT